AAGGATATCACGCACCTGCGGCCGCCATAGCCGGGCGCGCATTCGGTACCGCAGTCGGCCAAGCGGCATTCATGACCGGCGCCAATCCGGCCGGCGATGGTGTCTCGTGCTTGACTACTGGCCTGACAGCATCGCTGTTCTTCCCAATAAATAGGCTTAGACATTCCGCGTCTGATGGACCAATGAGCGATCCTACCAAAGCTTACTTTGGATGGCAAAACACAAGAGCATCAGGCAGCAAGGTAGCCGCCAGAAGTTATACCGATCAGCATAGACTTCTTTATAGTGGGTTTGTGGATGATCCGGTGTCTGGCGAAACGCCAGCAAAGAACCCATCTTCAGCCACAGGAGTTGATGCATGGACCTACGTTTTCACTCTTGATGATGTTACAAAAACGGGCGATAGCAACTATTACTATCGTTCCGGTTCTCGCGTAGGCGGCCTTTCGGTATCAGCAGTAAATTCTTACTCCACGCTTCTAGAGGCTAATTATGACCGATTTACGGCGCCTTTCTGGGGCGGATTTGACGGGTTTGATATTAAGAAGCCAGATCCAATGTATAATGGCGGAATGGTAAGTACTTCAAATGAAGACACATCATATGTTTATCATACTTATTTAAGAGCAATGGACACGATCGCTGACCCTGAATATATTAACATGAACTTGTTAGCTGCACCTGGCCTTACTCAAAATAGCTTGACGGAGCACATGATTGATATTTGCTCTGCACGCGGAGATGCATTGGCGATTATTGACCTTCCTGATGTATACATTCCATCAGCCGAAACATACTATAACTCAAAGGATCAGAGAACCTCGCAAACAACACCCACATCTGCGGCCTCGGCATTAAGAGATAGAAGAATTGACTCTAGCTACGGTTGCACATTTTATCCATGGGTTCAAACAAGAGATGCAAATACCGGAAGGCTCCTTTGGATTCCACCCAGTGTGGCAATGATGGGTGTTCTTGCAAGCTCAGAAGCAGCATCGGAGCTATGGTTTGCGCCAGCCGGATTTAATCGCGGCGGTCTTACCGATGGCGCTGCTGGAATCCCAGTTGTTAATGTATCAGAAAGATTAACTTCAGATGATCGTGACACCCTGTATGAAAGCAAGATTAATCCAATTGCTTCGTTCCCCTCAAGCGGGATTGTGGTGTTCGGACAGAAGACTCTTCAAGAACGCGATTCCGCTCTTGATAGGATCAATGTTAGAAGATTGGTGATTTATCTTAAGAAGCAGATTTCAATTCTGTCCAATCAGGTACTGTTTGAACAAAATACTCAAACAACATGGTTGAATTTCAAATCTCTTATCGAGCCTCTGCTGGCTAACACAAAAGCAACATTCGGAATTTCGGATTACCGACTTATTTTGGACGATACAACCACAACACCCGATCTTATTGATCAAAATGTTTTGTACGCCAAGATTATGATTAAACCCACTAGGGCTATTGAATACATCGCAATTGACTTTGTGGTTATGTCAACAGGGGCATCCTTTGATGATTAAAAAAACACACAGAAGACTATATAATATAAAGAAGGAGAATTCTAAGTATGTCTGATTTTTGGAGTAAAGATTTTTCAGCGGGGGGCATCAAAGACCCCAAAAGAAAATTTAGATTTATTGTAAATGTTGCTGGATTACAAGAATCCAGTACTGGAACGTCTCTTTGGTATGCAAAAACAGCCACGAAGCCCTCCTTTTCGATCGCAACCACTGAACATAAGTATTTAAATCATACTTTCTTCTATCCAGGCACCGTTACTTGGAATGATGTATCGATAACTCTTGTGGATCCGACAGACCCATCAACCGCAGAGCTTTTTGGCGATATTATGAAAGCCGCCGGATATGGGGTGCCTGTAGACGATACCGATTGGCATACGATGACAAAATCTAAACTTTCAAATGCGCTTGGTGCTGTAACAATTACTCAATTGGACGGCGACGGTGCTTCAATGGAGACTTGGACTCTTAAAAACGCTATTGTAACAGAGATGAAGTGGGGCGATTTAGAATATGGTGCAGACGATTTAACAGAACTTACCCTCACGTTAAAGTATGACTGGGCGACCATGATGGCTTCCGATGGTGTTACTGAATACTTCGCCGCAGGCCAAGCCGCCCCCACGACATAGAGATACAAACATAATAATTAATGACAAAAACAACAAGAGAGGTGTATATTGTCAAGAAATAAAGACCGCCTGGGAGGCTCCCAGGATATCACAACGGGGGCCAATAGCCCGGTTTCCCATCCACCCACTAGTGTTCCACAACAAGCCTTTTCTTTCGTTGTCCCGACAACTTTTGTAGATCTTCCATCAAAAGGGAATTATTATCCTCCGGGACACGCGCTGCACAAGCAAGACACGATCGAAATCAAACATATGACAGCGAAAGAAGAGGATATTTTAACTTCTCGTTCATTGTTGAAAAAAGGAGTCGCATTAGATAGGGTTATTCAAAATCTAGTAATTGATAATTCGATCAATACAGAACATTTGCTGATTGGCGATAGAAATGCTATCATTATTGCGGCCAGAATTGCAGCATACGGCGCCGACTACGAAACTAATATTAATTGTCCCGCATGCGGAACATCACAAAACTATTGTTTTGATTTAATTGATGCAAACACAACGGAAAGTGAGATCTCGGATACAATGGGCGTTGCCGACAACGGTAACGGTACATTCAATGTGACGCTACCGGTAACCGAGATACCTGTGACTTTTCGACTTTTGACAGGTGCCGATGAAAAAACACTCATTGGGAACACTAAAAAGAATAATAAAAAAACAGCGAATCGGGGCCTTGAGAATAATATAACCAATTATTTGAAAGCCATCCTGATCGCCGTTGACGGTAATACGACCCAGCAGGCTAAAAATTATTTAATTGATAATTTGCCATCGATGGATTCTCGTCATTTGCGACTTGCGCACCGAATGGCAACACCAAATGTAGAACTTTCAGAAACATTTGCCTGCTCTGAATGTGATTTTGAGCAGGAAATGGAGGTTCCGCTTACGTCGGACTTTTTTTGGCCTAAGCGATGAATATATGCAAGGTGTATATGATCAGTTTTTCTACTTGAAGTATACAGGAGGGTGGTCGTTCATCGAAGCATATAATTTGCCGGTTGGGCTGCGAAAGTGGTTTGTAAAAAGACTCCTGGAGCAGCTTAAACTTGAAAAAGAAGCCGTTGAGAGCGCAAAGTCGCAATCTCGTTCATCTAAGGGTTCTCAAGTTTTAACTGCGCATAATAATCCAAAACGGTAAGTATTATAATCACACACTGACAAAGCCGATCGGCTTTGTCTTTTTTTTTATAAAACTATTTAATAATACGGGATATTTTCATTTGTTTCTCGTGACTATAAAAGGCAAAATTTACTTTGGCACTATCGACAGAAGAAAAACTAAAACTCCTTGAAATGAATGAAAAGGAGATCCAGCAACTCATTAAAAAAAATGAGCTTACGCAGGAACAATACGAGTATCTTTTAAAACAACAGAAAATACAGGAACAAAGTTATAACTACTTACAACGTTCTGTGTTGGAAGCTCAGCAGCTTGCCAAAATGTATAATGAACAGGCTAAAGGGCTTAAGCAGCGTCAAATAGCCGCCGGCCAACAAGTTGAGCTTGAACAAAGGCTGCAGCGTCTTTACGCAGAACAGCTAAAGACTAATCAAATTAATTTGTCTCAATATCAAGAACTGGTTGATGCATCTAGGAAGCGCGAACTAGTCCTTGAGGCTCAGTTAGGTATTCAAGATAAAATATTGGTAAGCCAAAAAGAAGGAGTCGAGGCCGCCAAGCAGTTAGGATCCGCGCTCGGCAAAGCTATGCAAGCCTTCGACGGCATGGATATTTCAGGCAAGCTTGTGGACATCGGTAAAGCCTTGCAAGGTGGCGCCGTTGGTATCGCCCAAGGCTTTACAGAGCTAGGTTTGGGTATTTTTGCTAGCATAATTAACGATTTGGTCAATTTAACGGTTGGCGTATATGACATGGAAAGTTCTTTTATGAAGGCCACTGGGGCCTCTAGAGGAATGGCTAGGGGTGTCACAGAGTCATATCAGGCTCTTAACGAATTTGGCGTTTCAATGGAAGAAGCAAATGAATCAGCTCAAGCACTTTTTAAGAATGTTTCCGATTATACATTTATGTCACAACAGCAGCAAAGAGTATTGCGCGACAACACTGCTATTTTGGTGAATTATGGTGTCGCTGCCCAAGATTTAGCTAATAGCACCCAGATTCAAGCAAAAATGTTTGGCATGTCTGGTGATGCATTAAATAATGCAAATAATGAAATTTTTAGATATGCGCAAGAAATCGGAGTCGCCCCTGCTGAAATGCAATCT